CAAACTTTTGTCGTGATCGCAAGCTGTGACGAAAGTTTGTGCCGGTACATTTTTCGGGGTTTCCCCCTCACATTCACGCCTTTGGCATGAAAGAGAGGTAGAGCGGTAAGCGTAGACGCTTCTGTAATCTCCGTTTCTTTTCCGGAACTCCCTTATCCTTTCCTATCGTGCACGGCATATCTCGCCTTTTGCCCCGCAAATGTAGGTCACCGGTCTGAAAAGCAAGATTAAACGCTGTTTCGGGCAAAAAATCTCCACCTTACAGGTAGTATTCAGGCGTTCCGTTTTCCCGAAAATCTTGCTGTCATTCATCCTCGGCACCTCAATTATTGCGGTATCAAAAGGCGAAACATACCGCGCGCGACAGGCGACGGAATAAAAAAAAGTCGTTCCGGGAAACGGAGAAAATTCAAAAAAGGCTCACACCCGACGGCTCAAAGTTCAAGAATAAACTAAAATCTAAAGTTATGGCAGCAAAAAGAAACATTCCCGAGGCATGGAAACAACAGTGGTCTAAATTCATGTTCAACTTTTTTGATTATTTACCTACAAAGTACGAAGCGAACAAACGTGAATGGGCTATCAGAAAGATGATATGGGACTTTAAAGACGGAAAGCGTAGTGTATCAGTGGCGGAACTGATAGCAAAGAAGTTACGGTCACAGTTTGGCGCAGATTGCGAAAATGTAACGTTCGTATGTGTTCCTGCAAGTTCTGCAGAGAAAAACGAAATCAGATACAAGGTATTTGCCGAGGAAGTGGCACGGCTAACAGGCTGCAAGAACGCATACGGGGCAATCACTATCGAGGGCGGACGTATCGCCATTCATGAGACGAAAAGTAGCAAGACGGTGCAGGGCGTTGAAGTAGTCAACTTTGATCAACTCTTTTTCAAAGATAAAAAGGTACTTCTTTTTGATGATATACTAACGCAAGGGCATAGCTACGCCCGCTTTGCCTGTGCTTTGGAAAAGATAGGCGCAGAAGTATTGGGAGGCTATTTTTTAGGAAAAACGATATTAGGAAACAATTAAAGCTGGAAGATATGAAAAGAAAGTGTGACGCAATACAGTTGTCTCTGTTTGATAATGATTACAGGGATAAGACGGATAATCAGCTAATTAGCGAACTTACGAATAAAGTGGATATGGTTTCGGATATGTGGGAAGGTGATTATAGATTAGAGAAGCTGTTTAACTGTTTGACACCGCAACGCAGACGTATAGCGTCAGCAGCCATAGAGTTATATAAACGTAAAGAAGTTAAAAAAAAGGGAGCAATTATTATTCGTAGCAGTGCGGATATATATAATATAATGCGTCCTGTTCTCGATGATTTACTTAATGAAGAATTTTGGATTATTGCGTTAAATCTGTCATCTCGTGTTATCATGCAGAAAAGAATATCAATAGGGGGAATCGATCAGACTTGTGCGGACGTACGGCTAATTATGCGGGTGTTAATCGAGGCAGGAGCAACACAATTTGTAGCGGTGCATAACCATCCGAGCGGGAACCAGAAGCCGAGCAATGCGGACAGAAAGCTAACAGAACAGCTAAAGAAAGCAGCGGATATATTTAATATTCGGATGATGGATCATGTGATAATAACCAATCAGGGATATTATAGCTTCTGCGATGAAGGACTCTTATAACGGGGTGGGCGTGGGTGGCGCCCATTCCGTTTGCTCGCACGCTCGCAAACGGAATGGGACCCGAAGCGGTATTTATGAGTGATTTTTACGTTCCTTCAACCACGTAGGGGCGGTGGGTTATTCATTTTTTTAAGAAGTAGACTCCACCGGATCCGCTGTTAGGCTCACGGAAGAAGAAGTTCATTCCAAGCCAAAGAGTATCAAAAGCATCGGTAACGTGTGTTTTGAACTGATCAGGTGCATCCGGCGTGTCTTCAGTCCCTTCAGGTGTTTTGTCTTTTTCAAATCCATTCTTTCCCTGGCGAATGCCTGTTTGCTCCATAGCTATTTTGAGGAATTCATTTTGATGCAGGTTTATTTGGATCCAAAGAAATTCCGGATCTCCTTTTAATGTACGGTCGATATTCAGGTGTTTCCAATCATGTTTTGCCGCTTGGCCGATAAATTCCATAGTAACATTATAATTATTTTCTTTAAATATACGTTCGATCACATCGGCATAGCTTTCGCCACTGGTACCGGTTTCCCAGGTAAATGTGTGATCATAGTAGACTACTATCTCGTGATTGAACTTCGGGCGGTAATAGTCGGCTACCTGTTTGACAAGATCCTGCAACTTACTTGGTGTTTTGACATAAAAAGACTTCAGTACACGCATGGTATTGCCATCTTTTTGGGCGACAACAGCGGTAGATATTGAGGCGTTGGAGTCGAAGGCGATGTGCAATTCCTTGCCGAAGTCAAGATCACCATCCCCGAGGCAACCACAGGATGCAAGTTTTCCCCAATTACTGCCGAGATCCCGGAGCCGCCCGCTATCATTCGGTATGTAAAAATGTATGTTATCATCCAGAGCGGAATAAAACCCGTTCGGGACCTGGAATAGTCGTTCGTTTAAGAAAGCGGTACGCCAGATAAGTGGAGGTGAATCCCGGTGCATCTGCCAAATGTAATCCTCTCCTAAAACTTCAAGATTGTCGAAGACATCATATTCACCGTAGAATATGGTGTACTCACGCTTTTTCCCTGGTTGTGGTTTGACTACCGGCTGAAACTTCCGTGCAAGGTCGAGATCCCGGGACAGTTCTTTGATCATCCGCAGAGTGTGATCGGTCATCGGTTTGCGCTTGTATGCTTGCAGTTCTTTATACAGGCTACGAATGAGATTGATGTGAGGCGGTGACATCTCATCCACCTTGTCTAAGATCCATTTACCCAGTGAAGCGGTTGGCATATCGCTTGAATAACAAACACTGTGATGGTGTGGGCAGTGGCCGAAATACTGTTGGTTGCCGCGATTGGCAGGATTTACCTCACCTTTTATTTTTTCGTAGGAGAGAAACTTTGCTTCAGGACCTATCACCCAATCCAGTGACATTGAATTGGCAGACATGGCTTGGTTAAACGATAGGATCACCATTACGGTGCCGTTCCAGAAGTGGAAAGCATTGCTCCACCCTTCCCCCACAACAGGGCGTACCGGGTCAGCAAAGTTCATCCATGAGGGTGCTTTATGGCCGACAACATAATGAATGTTTTGATAATAGCCCCATTCTGCCAGAGCCTTGCAGATTGCCGGCAGGGTATTGCCCCAGGCTTTGGCATAACTGGGCGATATCAGACCGCCCAGAGAGCCGGGCATCTCCCATACATTCCGGAGAATGAACCGGGCGTCGATACCTTCAGATTTTCCGGTACCGCGAGAAGCGATGATATATTCATCATGTGCGCTGATGGCCATTGCCTGGCGCTGCATCTTATTAAAGAACTTCTTCACGACCTCGAATTGTTTCATCCGGAGATCATAAGCTGATAATGGGGTAGGCATTATTCGTCCTCCTCTTCGTTGATAATCTCAGCGTCGACCGCTTTACCTTTCGCCATGCTGCGGGCGAGTTCCCGCAGTTCCTTGCGGCGCTCTTCCAGATTGTCAATAGGTTCAAGTCCTTCCAGGATGGTGATATCATCCGAAGGTTCAAAAGATGGAGGGATCATTCTTTCGAAGTCGAGCCGGTTATCTTCCTTGTCCGCCATGGTGTACTTTCCGATCTTGTCCAGGTTAGCGGCGGCACCCTTGGCATCTCCGCTGTCAATCGCAAGCTGATAGCCTTTTTTAGCACCTTCGACGATCATGTATCGGTACCAATTCTTTGCGGCAAGTTGTATATTACCTACCAATCGGTTAATCATGCTGATATCCCGGTAGGCTTGTGACTGAGAGACAGGTGTGGCGTTTCCGCCACATCCGTGCATGAGAAAGTTAACGAGTTCTGAATCTTCCACCAATGGACTATCCATTTTCTTGGCGACACAAAGTATCATGCGTTCCCGTATCTCTTGTTCCCGGGCGGTGAGCATTTGTTCCGCCTCGTCTCTGTCTTTGTATAAGGCGCGTTCGATACGTTCGTATGTGGTATCTTTTTTAGGCATAGGCTATTCGTTGACTATCTGTTCACGCATATATTTATCGGCAAGTGGTTCGGCTGCCGGACTACCGGCTTTTGCCAGCTTAATAACTGTCTGGCGCAGCTCGTATTTGGTCTGCAATCGCCCTTGGTGGTAGGCATTATAAATAGGGGTTTGTCGATGATTTTTGCAGATATCACAGAAGTAGTCTCGCTGATCAGCGGCGATATCCAACAAAATGGCTATTTCCGACGGTGGTAATAATGCGGCTGACATGCTGCGTACCTGGTTTAATTGTTCATCAGTTAACTGCATAGCTCATAGCGTTTTCGTAGGCTTGGTTAAATGTCTCGGAGAAATAATCGAAATGGGATCCGGCAGTAAAGTAAACCCCGGCTTCCCAACGGTGGTTAAGATTCAGGTTGGCAGATCCGATAATACCGAACTTGTATCGCTCATTTTCGACTAACAAAACTTTAGCATGGCAGGAATCTATTCGTATTTCCGGAGAGATGTTTGCAGCGAATAAAAGCAAATCTATCTTGTGCCGTTTCACAGTGGTATCGAGCAACATCCGCAGGCTGGTTATCTGACTTTCTTCGGTCAGAAAGAAGAGTGACCGTAGACTGTCTTCCGAGATGCTGAATGTAGCTATCCGCACACTTGCCGGCCCGATGGCAGATAAAAGAGTGGGCAACACTTCGTGTATTGCCCATTCTCCCTTGTGCATGAACGGTTCGATAGAGCCGGGACACAATGCAAGCGGAAAGTTATCCTGAAACTTTTTCACCTGATATTTCCTTTTCAATTTCTGCCAGTTCTTTTTCGTATCCGGCAATGCGGCTCATTGCATTGTCGTACACGACCTGACGACCGTCTTCTTTGGCTTTATCGGCGGATCGTTGACTGTTGACAATGTTTTGCTTCAATCGTTTCACATGCCGCGCTAATTCAATGCCACGTACAACCGGGTTATCGCTGAATACCGGGCGTTTGGCATCCAGGTTCAATGTTCCTTTACCTTCGGACCAGGTGTCGATAGCTTTCCAGAGTCTCCGGCGCTCATCATCCAGTTTGCAAAGTTCTTCAGCCAATGTTTTTCGGGCTTCATCTTCGATGTCCGGGTTAGCAATGTCATTGTGCAGGCTGGCGTATAGAGGCGCTATTTCTTTGATTCGGGCGTATGCTTTTTTGATGGATGTCGGCATAGATGCTTCTGTCACAACCTTTACACCGGGGTTGCTCAGTGCGTCTACTTCTTTGCGAAGCTGTTCCAGTTCTGCACGGTGTTCGTCAATCTGTTCCTGAAGCTCTGAGATATCACCGGTATTGTCGCTCCCCTCTAGGTCTTCAATTCGTTCCGTTAACTCTTCGATCTGTTGCTCATGCGTTGCGATGGCAGCAGTTCGTTTCGTCAGTTCTTCCGTGCGTGCCTTTTCGTCTACCTCTTTGGCTTCGATGATAGACTCATTTGCCGCCGGATAAAGTTCCGGAGCTTCGCGGATCTCGCGGGATATCCGTGTCAGGCAGTTGATCAGTTGGGTAAAGTGCGGATCGAAGATATGAGGATTTGCCGGAGCTGCAGCAAAATAGACTGAATACTTTTCTTTTTGCACTTGCTTGGCAAGTGCGTCAAAGAGGGCTACACCGTCAGCGTATTTGCGCTGACGGTTGCCTAACCAATTTATTAATTGTTCGTTCCTGGTCATAATGTTATTCTTGTGGAGCCGGAGCCGGTTTATTACCGCCTATTACTTCCATGTCGATGGGAGTTGCTAAGAAGATGGCAGAATAGTTAGAATCCGCTGTGACTGTGTAAGTGGTACCACGTCGGTCGGCACGGGCCTTACCGCCATTGAAAGACGGTGATAAAGAGCCGGTCAAACCGGGTTGACCTAAAATCATTTGGTTACCTTCTGGATCTTCAAAGATATAATACCCACGGGTGTTTTTGGCCATGGCGTTGAATGCGTGCATTCCAGGAGTATTACCAGGGAAGAAAAAACCGAGCGTCTGTTTAAAACTGATGCCGTCCGCTTCTCCTTGTGGTTCTGCTTTGTATTCCACCTCTCCATCGGTACTATATAAGTAAATGGGCTGTTTAATCGAACCTCCTTCAGCAAAAGTAAATGAACCTGCAGCGGTAATCAGTTCGGTGTTGTCGGTGGCTTTCTCTGGATCCGGTACGGTCGGTACCGTGATTGCCGCTTCTTCCGGTACGAATAATAAGCGAGCTTTGTAGCCGGCCATATTATTCTTTCCCATGTTCCATTTGAGCGGAGCAAAAGCCGGACCTGCAGCCAGGATCATAGTCGGATCATTCAGATCCAACGATAAAAGGTGTTGTGCTTCAGGCAGCAATATAACTGCCAGAACCAACACGAAAGCGAGAATAAATATTTGTTTCTTTTTCATTGTGATATACTATTTTAGAAGTAGTTAAGCGGAGAGAGAAAGTTCCCTCCGCTAATGATAAATTAGGTGTACTGTGCCTCTATTGTAGTGACTTCACCCTCTTTGATAGTGACTTCCTGGTTTACCGGTTTTGTCTTACCGTCCACATCCTTGAATGTAACGGTGTGCTTGCCGGCTGTCAAGCCAATAAAGTACTGTCCGTTGGAACGGGTAGACGTCTTGCCGTCAACGGTCCATGATCCCCCGTCGGTGCCGGTGATGTTTACCTGTACGGCGCCGGTTAAGCAGTAGTCGCCTGCCAGGTCGTTGGCTTCGTTCTTCTGCTCATTCATACGGTATACTTTTTCATGCCAGTCATTGATACGCGTGTCGTATCCGGCTTGCAGCCAGAACTGCCATTCGTTGGGATCCGGATAGATATCGCGGATCTGACAGAACTTCGTCGCAGCTTGAGTGTTGAATGCAAGATCCATGTTGCCGACTTTCTGCAGGATAAGACGCGATCCCCGGCCGATTGCTTCGTGTGTTACGACTTCCAGAGTCGGGCAAAAAGCATCTTCGCGAAGAAGTTCAATCATGCGAGCTACACTGGGGTATTCTTGCATCTTTAACTTATTACGTAAAGCTGTCCGGGCAGCCTTGATAACGGTTTCGGCACATAACAACTGAGGTATGCCACCTTGTGAACTGCGCAGTGAATTGTGAGCACCACCGATCCAGTCGACCAGGTTCTCATACGCACTGTAATCGTCATCCTTAACGGGGATCTCAAATTCTCCGGAGATTGCCAGATTGCCTCGTGCAGCATTTACGGCACCTGAAACGATCAACTTATCGGCTTTGGTGAAGTAGCCGTCAAATGCACCGCTGGGTGAATTGGAGTCTTCATCACGCTCTGCATGGAACAAAGAGTACACGATATCTTCAGCGTGAGAAGTGGTCAAGCCGAACACGATCTTTGTTTCCATTGGATGTTTCTTTGTGATATTGCTCACAGGAGATCCACCGATAACCAGCAATTCGTTATCATCATACTTCTGAGAGTTCTCACGTGTGATGAAAACTACATCTTTCGGTTCGATCAGTGAAGGTTCATAACCGAAGATCTGCTCGAATTCTTTGAATTCCTTGCCAATCTTATAGGATTGGGTACCGCCGGCTTTGCGACGTTCGTTGATACGTGAATGCTTGCCTTGCAGGTCCATCACGTTCAGCTTGAGTTTTGCCGCTACCTCGCTTAAGGTTGCAAAAGGCAGTGTGCGGAGCGCCTTGTCATAAATAATAAGGCTTTCCTGAAGTTTTGATACATCTACTAATTTCATAAGTTAAGGTTTAGATTAATCCTTCTTTTTTAAGTCTCTCAGTCATGGTGGCATAGTTACCGTCACTTTTTGCACAGAAGGATGCCAGATCCGCTTCTCCTTCACCTTCAGGTTCCTGTTTCGGAGTCAGCCCCTTGCTGTCATGGGCAGCATTGTTTTTCAGGTTCTGCACTTGCTCTTTGAGCTGGGTGATCTCGGTATCTTTGCCTTCGATACTGCTTTTCAGCGTGCTGATCTCAGTATCCATTGTTTCGATACTGCTTTTCAGTTGAGCGACTTCACCGGTAGAAGCTGTCAGCTTCTCGTCAATGTCCTTCTTAGCTTGGACGAGCGTTCCGTTCTCGTCCTTCAGACGCTTCATCTCAGCGTCCAGAGACTCGATATTCTCCAGGGAGAGTTCGGTCGTGGCCGCCTTATCGTCTGTAATCTTCAGGAAAGCACAAACTGTTTTCCAACTGGGTTTAAAATTCATAACGTTTAATTGGGGTTTAGGTAATTCTGGCACACATTTCGTATCCATGCCCGTAGCCAGTAAAGCGGACGTAGAACGGTCATATAAGCGTACGGCGTTGCGATTTGCCGGAATGTCAACGATGGATGCTTCCATTAATAAGGCTTCAGTCACGGTTTCACGTGTCTGTCCTGGCAGAAGCAGCTCTTTATTGGCACTTGTGGCAATGATTTGTATACCGATGGATGCGGCGGAGAAAGTCCCTGCTTCATACTTCGCGGCTACCTCTTTGGAGAGGTCGTCTACCTTGTCGAAAATAGGAATAGCAGAAAGTTCATCGCCGTTTATCTGTATGTCTTCCCAATGGCCGATTGCTTTATAGTTCCCCCAGATGGGTGAACCTTCATCACGAAAATGCATATACAGCATGACCGGATTCTTTTTGAAGGCTTCAATATTGAGGCCTTCAGTGAGAACCCGGTAACCGTAGCAATTTACTGATGAATCGGAAAGAATGATGCGATTTTGACTCATTGCATTATTTTTGATGCAATGATACGCAGTTATAAAGAGGTGTAGAAGGACGCTATTCTGTCAGTGTTAATGCAGGATGAATGCAGGTTGCAGAGATGGATAACTCATAATGTCTGAAGTCTGACGGCTTTTCTCCTGGTATTTCTGCAAAGGTTCCGAACAGTGGATAATTCGGGTTACCAAAAATCCGCTTTTCATTATTGTTGGTAGTTGCGATCAGGATGGATCCGCGTGCGGCTACTTGTTCCAGTTCCGCTATCAATCGCTTATCAACCCCTGCAGAAAGCAGACTGATTATTGCTTTGTGTGTGTACAAGGTACCGGAACTCTCATTTTTGGGAGTGGCATCTACTGAGGCTCCACTTTGACGTAAGGGTAGTAAACGTTGGGTATCTTTGTTTTTCCGAAGGTATACGCCGGAGGGTGAAGTAACCGCAAAGTATGACAACTCGTCTATAAAGACAAGCTCAACAGATTTATAACCGCCTAAATTGTTCATAACTGGTTGATTATTAGTGATTGCGCGTGTTTTGTCACGCTTTTACTCCTGTTTTTACACTGTTTTTGCACGAAAATCGGACAATTAACTACACTTGCTCGGGTTAACTTTTTCGGGTGTATTGCCGTTTTTCTTCTTTCGGCCTTACCTTAGTTCGCCAACGATAGTAGTTTTTTAAAAACGCATCTTCCGTAAGAGAAGAAATTCCGTACTTGCTCATAAAGGCATGAATACCGACTATAAAGTTCACACCATACCGATGTTTCTGTTCGTCTACCGTATCATGTAATTCTGCCCACATAAGAAGTTCCAGTTTGCGGTTAATGATCATCTGTGACCGCATTCCGAGATAGTTGTATGTCTCCGGGTTCTTACCGATGGATCGTGCAGGTAGATAAATAGTCAGGTTTCCCTTATCTACCTGGTGATCGGCAGGGCGTTTCTCCAATAAATCATATATCACATGATAGATATCTAATGAATCGGGAAATCTGACCGCTGTATCCTCAAAGTTACAGAACTTCCCGATCAGGTATTCCCGGATATGTGCAGGTACATTTATCTTGGTAGTCATGGTTAATAGTAAAAGTGTATAGAGCTAAAGTAATAAAAATAAGTGGATTATATTGCTATCGGTCTACATTTTTAGTATCTTATAGCTAATCCCCCCTTACGATATCAGTACTATTTTTTTGTACTTTAGTGCAAATTGTACCTGTGTTGTCTTTGTCTATTCTGATTATCAGTGTTTTACGTCCGTACAAAACGCGTACTTTTTCTGTACGGAATTTCATTCTGCGTACAAAACACCATTTTGTACAAAAAAGTGCAATTCGTACCGTTTTGTACGAAAATCGTGCAGTGTTTAAATCTTTGATTTATAATGTAATAAATGCCGAAAAATGGGGCTTCGTACGAAAGTACAAAAATATCTCTATTTTTATGCAGGGTATTTTTGAAAAAGAAAAAAATAATAAAAAGAATATATAGGCACCCTCATTCAGCTTTTGCCGTCCATCGGCACATCTGTTCAAAAAGTTTGTTGCTAATGAAAGGGGTGGGAGGGGAAACGGAAGAAAACAAAGGCGGCAGTACATGCGTACCGCCGCCGATAGAATACTCCGCTCTGTGTTTCCGATAATACTCCGCTTTGTGTTATCTGAAGTCACCCGGATAAAAGGTATGCGACACGAACTCATATTCGCGTGGCAGGCTCTTAACGCCTACAATCACGCAAATACCTCGTGCGGCCAGTTCATAAAGTCTTTGTGTGGTGATTACCGATCCGCGAAAATTGTAGTTGCTGCAGAGCACGAAATAAGCCGTCGAAAGATCAATCGAATAGATATCTTTCCGGATGATTTTAACGGCATCGGATTGAATCAGGGCAAAGCCGTAGCGAACTGCCAGGCGTGCGATCAGCTGCTCGCGCTCCTGGCTTGTTGGTGCTACTACTACCTGTATTTTATTCTCTTTTTTTATCATAATATTATTGCGTATGTCGCTAAAATTGCCTACCTTTACAGGGTAATAAATTGGGATATTATAGTCTTTTCTCTCCTTTGCGGTAGGGGCGCGACGGGATAAATTTGCAGCATCTTTTGATCATTGAATAATCATCCGAGAACTCCAACAGATCATCCGTTATACTTTTCCTGCATGTGTCTTCGATAATAAACAGACTTGCCACCTTAATAAACATATTCATAGTTTTCTTACTACAGTGATCTGCTATGCGCAAGACTTCATCCTCCTGAATGCTGAGTAGCTTCATATAGACAGCATTATAAAAGTGCATAAACCGGGTGGGTTCCTGCTCATAAAGAGGATATAGTTCCTTAACTAATTCTGAATAAGTCGGTGCCATTACAATGAGTATATAGGTTCTAAGATAGCATCTATTAAGTCCAGGTAAGCGGGTTCATCTTCCAGCTCGTACGAGATCAGTACATCTATATTACCGCCGGAGGCCCTGCCGATTTCCATGTGGATCGGCAGGTTGTCTTCAAGTATCAATTCCGCCATGATTCTGGCCAGACGCGAGTCGATTGTTTTCTTTTTTAAGATCATATTAATAGTCTAATAGTTCATTGTCCGCCTCGGTGTGAAACGGCAGGCTTGGGTAATCATTTTCAGCATAATCATTGTTTTCGGGAGCGATAACTTTGCATCCGACTGTGAAATATTCAACTCCGCCGGCTTTGTCGTCAACAATGGGATTACCGTCCTTATCAAACTGGTGGGGCTTACCGGTTACCGGATCATACTTATGCGGATTAAATGTGAAGCCTTTCCATTCGCAATAAAGTTTAAACTTCCTTTTGAATATAGTTGTACTGTTGAATATCTTTTTCTGAGCCGGGTCATAGTTGCAAAAAGAGTCATAGAGTTCTTTCCGTACCAATCTGGTATTGAGATGTGCCGGGTCTGAGAAATATTCGTCTGCCCAGGAAATCAGCGGTTCGGTGATTTCCTGGCGTAGCTTGCGCTGCTCAAGACGTTCGCCTGGTGCCTGGATAACTCCAAACTCAAGATAGAGCTGAATACAGTTTGCAAGCAGGTTCCAGGTGAGGTTCCATTGATCATAATCCCATTCGGAGAAGAACAAGCAGCCGAAATCATCTAATGGCTTATGTACGTCGTTATAGAAGTCGGAGAAAGCGATCAGCCATTGGCGATCCTTAAAGCTGGATCCGTTTCCCCGGATGGCATGATTCGTAGGTATGTAGATCTTGGCAGACTTGGCGAAAGGTATGGTTATTCTTCGGCCGCCTTTATAGTTGATAGTCCAATCACCGGTAATAACCGGAAACAAAAACTCGAAGTTGAAGTTCTGAAGCACGTCATCGATGAATACCAGCTTTGTGTTTTCCTGCACATCATTCCAGATAAATTGATCACTGAAGATATCACTTCGTTTTCCGGATATATAGGCAGTAGGCACGACATTACGCATAAGCTCACCAATCAGTGACTTTCCGGAGCGTCCGTTAGACTCTCCGACTTCTGACTGCTTTCCGTCCATGCCGATCACCGCCCTGGCGACATTGTTGTCTTTTGCCTCCATCGCCATGTAGCCGATAGCACAAAGTTTGCTGAGTAAATGGATCCGGTTCTCATTCTCTTCCGCTTCTTCGATTTCTTCCGGACTTTTTCTCCACGTGAAATTACTGGCATTGATCAGGAACGTTAAGAACTGGCAGGAACTTCCATCTTTTGTAATATCATAACTACATTGGCCGTCCTTCATCTTGAAGTGGATCAGCGGTTCACCCAGGTACTTGGCAGGAATGGTTTTCTTCTGTTCTTCCCAGATATGGTGAGTAATGCTTTCATAACCGATTTCTTTTACTGTATCTTTATTGATATACCAACAGTTCTTATCAAAGTAGAGATATTGACTTTCCCGGTTCGGCTTGATGAAGTTGGGTTCGATGAATCCGAGCAGAGAAAGTTTGTCAGGCCCTACATATTGGGATACTCCTTTGATCAGCATTTCGTTAACCTCTTTTTTACAGTAATGTTTAGCGAACTGAAACAGATAATCGCGTGCGTCACTGGCTTCGATGGGGCGAACGACTGGCGGATCCAAGTGAATGAACTGAAAACTTCGATCCAGGCGCCGGAGGCGACCAAAGCCTCGGTTCTGCAAGAAATTCTGTGAGTTGACATAGCAAAACTCTATTTCCGTACGTTCGTTTCCGGAACGGTCACTTTTAGAAACTTCATTCCAAAACTTTTCATCATCATCAAAAGGTTGTGCCAGGACTAACGTTCCGGACTCATCGAACTTCCAGCGATATCGACCGAAAACAAACTCCGGAAGATTGATTAGCACATCTTTATGAAGTTCAGCAAAAGCCTCGTGCGTATGCAGACACCAAAATTCTTGCAGCTTGTGATCGGTTAAGGTGGTAACCTTAAACATCTCGACATATTTCCCTAAACCCTTCTTATCATTACAGGCATAATTTATATCTGTGGCCAGCTCGTCTTCTTTTCCTGAGAGAGTGTTTGCCAGGATATCGTCAAGCCCTTTATCTCCGGCGTCATTCTTCTGGATATGTCCGATGAAGATCTCGACATAGATATTGCGGTTTTTGAGTGTCCGCATATACTCTTTAAAGTTCCGGGCTGCATAGAAGAAATTTCGAGGACGCTTTTCTACCTGATCATTGATCTTTATATTCGTTGAGATGTCGTTCCAGTCTGAATCAAAGATAAACGCGACCTCTTTAACCTGGCATTCTGTGATGATACGCACCACATCTTCCGGTAGAGATCCGTTCATTCCAAGGTTCTGAATGCCGGAGACGGCAATCGACGGAATACCGTGTTTGCATGCCTTTTCCGCTTTCTTTTCTCCTTCCTGAATATAGAGGCGAGGAATAGGTGTTTTTTCCTTAAACATCTTACGTATGCGTTCCGGAATATACACCGGTGTTCCGGATCCGGGAGGCGACTTGTACTTAAAGGGTTTCCCTTCCTTGTCAAGATGTGAGTCCGGGAATTGCCAGCGGACCCGAAAGTATTCTTTCTTTTCGTTGGTTATACGTTTCTTACTGTCTTTGCGGTAGTAGGTGACAGGCATACCGTCAAGATCATAATATTCGATGATAACATCGTCGCCTTTGGTGATGGCTCCACGTTCATCAATAGTACCTGGGCGAAATGTTCTTAGCTCGAATATGGCTTGTTTATCATCGCTTTTATACACCTTTGCAGTAACATCCTCAAAGGTTAATCCGGAAGCAGCCAGCATACGCGCACAATAGCTGTCTACATCCACTCCTTTAGCTGCTTTACTGCCTTTTTTGAGCTTCTTTATCTTTTTAGGTTGGGGCTTCTCGTCCAGTAGGACATTGAACCGGTTAGCCAGGTGTTCAAGTGCTGCAGTGTATTCTTTGCCTTCAACTTTCATCAGAAATGAAAGTGCACCGCTACCGTTTACCTCATGGCATGAAAAGCACCCAAAGACCTCTTTGTTCGGATTGATACTAAACTTTCGGGCTACCCCACAGTGAGGACAATCACAAACATAATTGACTCCGGATTTTCGGAGTTCATGAAAATCCTGTGCGACATCAAGTAAGTGACCTTTAGATGCCTCTGTTATTCGATCAATGTCATTTTTAGTAAAGTACATAGTTTCCTATTTAATCATTCTGCGAATTACGGCTTTTCTCTGATGTAGTGACAGGACTACATCAGATCAGCTAACGGCACTCATTTATATCAGTATTTATATAGCCATATCGTAGGTATAAATGAATGCAATCCGCAATCAGTTCCCAGATATACGCCCAATCTGTTGTATCCCATTCGTGATAAAATAATTTCCCGAAGTCACTTTCGACCCTGTGCTCTTGGCCATAGTAATCAGAAAACTGAAGTCGCCACATGCGATGTGTTAAACTGGGATCTTTGGATGTCAACGGTTGAGTGCTTGTCAATATGAGTTTTGGTGATTTACTGAATGGAAGAAAACTGTGCCGTCCACCTCTTTTGTTGATATACCAATCCCCTGTAATATTATTGAATAAGGTTTCTAATTTGAATAATTCTGAAAAATCCTCAATGAGGACTATCTTAATGTCCTCCGGCATTTCCGACCAAAGGAATGGATCACCGATTTTGCCTTGCACAATATACATTCGGGATATCTCTTTAAAAAGGTTTGCAAAGAGCGTTTTTCCGTTCCTGGTACCGGACTCACAGAATACAGCGCGAGGATTGTTTAGATCCTTGTACCCAATGACTAAATATCCTATTGCGCACAACTTACTAAGCAGATGCACATTGTTTCTGTATTCATTTTCAGATCCACAAGGTTCGATCATACTTGTACGTTTTAAAAACTGCAGAAAATCACATCTCTCTGCATTCTCAGTTTGTGTGAATTTACACACATCGTTTCTATAAATTGCTTCAATCATAATGTTTCTGTTTGATTAGGTTTTATTATAAATATATATCTCTAAGACGACCTTCATAGGTGATGTCTTTTATCAGCTTATATCCTTCGCTTTCTTTCAAATCGTCAAACGCCTGTTTCAGCCGATCAGAAGTATCTTCATATATTTCTATCTCTGATTTGAGTGTCTTATTAGGACTGTTTCGAGAATCAATAGCCCACATAAATGTATCTATGTCATTAAGTATGTCTGTAATCTCATTTCTAAATTTTTGATATGCATCCATTTTGGTTCCTTCCTTATTAGTTATTAGTTAATTTCACGTATTAACAGAATGTCACAATAAGCATCTGCATCTATTTTTTTGGATTGTATTGTCTGAATTTTGAATCCAGCTTCGAAAAAATCAGAAAGTTCTATGCCTGATAAGAAAAAAATCCTTATTTCGACATATTCGCCAGGCATTGTTAAACCCGACATCTCCTTTTTTTTCCAATATCTAACCCACGTATGTGCGCTCTTATTGAGAAGGTTGAAAATAATTTGTTCTATACTCATTTTTTATTAGTCTTTAATTAATTTAGTCATTTCATATAATGCAGAGAACCCGACTTTGGAAGCCACATTCATTTCTTCAACTGTTGGAAACCTTCCTTTAATTAAATAAAATTCAAGTAGATCATTAGATGATAAAACAGTTATTTTAGTTATCTCTATGATTAGATCATAGGTAACACTGGATATTTTAGACAGCTTGATAGCATTCTCGTCTTGGTACATATCTGTCTTGTTATGTATTAAAAAGGTAAATCTTCATCAGGCTCTGGTAACCTTAGCATTTCACACGAGTAAGCACCACTAAACCCTTCTAACCAAACAACTATTTCTCCACACATGAATTGTGGGGGTGTAGTTACCTTCCAAACTTTTTTAGCATATTCAGGTTTCAACTCTATTTCAGCTCCAGTCATGACAACCTTTGTTCCGGGTTTTAATTGTTCAACAAACTTGCCATAGGTAGAGCTTATAGCCACATTGACCTTTTTTCCGTAATGTTCATAACGTAAAACAGAATTTCCAAACTGTTTAGTCATCATTTCTTCGATGGCACGACGAGAATAAACTGCATCCATTGTCAACTTAGCCACTGTTAAATCTTTGAATATCTTCTTTAAGTCTTTTGTTTCCATATTAATTAGTTATTAATCAATTATTTCAAATGTAACTTTTACTTTTTTACAGCGATAGCCCCTCTTATACCATTGCTTCCATGTACGGGAACATCCCTTACACCATTCTTTAATGCAGAAACTTTTGAAATATTTCTGCGTATTCATTACAATAAGGCCATCAGGATAAACGATAACGTACATTATATCTTCGCGCATATTGGTTCTTTTCTACTTAGTTTCCTCCATTAGTTTTTCTGGAAATCCCTAAATAACTTTTCGATTTCAGAGGTAGAAAGGGTTTTTAATAAGTCCTTATTTTCAAAGGCAACTTCTAATATTACTTTTATTAGATGATCTGCATTCATACTTCTGATTATTGCTAAAATAATATCTACAGGATTTCCAAACATTACAGCGGCCATTGAAGATTTATCTTTTACCTTTCCGGAGAGAATACAAATACCATTCAAATCTTCGCTTGTACAATTGGTTGCAAAATCTACTAATATCTTTTCAATATTCTTTTTTTCCATTTTTCTGATTTTATTGTGAGAGTATTTTAAAAGTACCGGGTACCACCCCGGTACTAACCCTAACCCGGGGCTGTCCCGACGACTGTCCTTTTCAGTCGGCTTCATTAAATTATTAATATAAAGATTGCTCTTTAGCGAGCGTGCTTTCTTGCTTTTTCAAACTTTGCCCGGAGTTTTGCCGCGTGTTGCGGTGTACATAATTCAGGCTTAACCATTATGATCGTTCGCGCGTCGATTCGGAGCGGTTTTTTATCACGATCACGGGAGTGTTGCCGAACTATTTCTAAATCTTCCGGATTCTCATTAATGAATAAATCTGCTTTAGTACGTTTATCCTTGCTTCTTGATGGGGATGGTGTAGTAACTGTTCTCATAGCGTTTTTAAATAGAGATATGCGGGACGGGAACTATACCGCCCCGCTGTCTCATTTGTGAATAGAACTAATGTATAACACATAAACCGGACTTTACCGGGGGATTCCTTAAATCCCGAAAAATGATTAATAATTAATTAACTGGATGAAATCTCGATTTCCCGAGCGCGCATTGGGATCCGGATTTCTATACGTGCTCGCCTGTTACGGCTAACAAATATCTGACTGGGTTTAAAGTCTATACCTGTGAAGACAAAAAGAACGAGTAGCCCAGTGGCTAATCTCATTCTTGCCACAGGGGAAAGATCAAATGATATGTTGAATTGGGTGCAGAAGAAATAAGCTGAGAGCTCTGCAGCTTTTTGTAGGCCCGTCTTTAACTTGATTTTCCGAACCGTGTTGTCGACGGTTCGAAGTGCTATGCCAAGAAAGCTCGCAGTTTCTTTTTGCGAAGCTCCCCATGCGATGCATTCAAGTACTTCAAATTCCCGTGATCCAAGTTTGGCTTTAAGATTCATATAGCTCAATTTAGGGGAGAGATATCCCATACATCAAGGATATTATATTCTCCGAATACAGCACTTATCTTTTCATACTTCGGCAGGCTGATATCTATGATACCACCGTTAAGAAGACTACTGAAGTAAGTCAGGCGAGAGATTTTGAGCGCGGACATAAGTTTTTCCCTCACTTCCTTTTTCTGTGAGAGAGTGACTTGTAAATAGCCCTTTTTGAATGAATAGCGTTTTTTCGCTATTGCTTTTGTTTCGTTTTTATCGTACATTTGTTTCACTGTTTTTGAAATAACACTGCAAATATATTAGAAAATTCTAATATATCATTCTTTTATATTAGAAAATTTCAATATGGGTGAAACTTTTATAGATAGATTAGATAGATATAAGGAATATGCCGGTTTAAATGATAATCAGATTACCGTAAGGTGTGGTCTGACCGTCGGTATTATTAATTCCGCTCGGAAACGAGGTAGTAGTCTGTCAGGTGAGAATATTGAAAAATTTCTAAATGTATTCAAAGATGTCAATGCCCGTTGGTTGCTTACTGGAGAAGGTGAGATGATTCAGAATGATGAAGTATTTGCAGCTAATAATGATAGTTTAACACTTTATTTAAGAAAAGAGAACAAGGAATTGAAATCTAAAAATGAAGAGTTAAATCGTGAAATAGGTAAGCTCGAAGGGCAGATCATAGAGCTTAAAAAACATGTCCATGTGGAGGATGTTGCCAAATGTGCCATTGCAAGCGGCTCCGATTTAGTGGACAAGAGTACATTATAAATAAGTATTAAAAAGAAGACAAGCTCTGAGGCGTTTCTGGAGTTTTTTGAGGTAATGTAGTCCGAGTGTAGACCGACACTAATCTAATAAATTGATAGTAAGTGTTGAAGATACTCCGCCAGGAACCTCAAAACGAACAAAATGCCCTGAGTAGAAATACTTGGGGCATTTGTTGTTTATTGACCTTCAGTAACTTAGCTACCCTGCCATTTGGGGCGAAAATTGTGCGAGTGTAGACCGAATGTAGTCCGAGCCTCCTAAAACGATACGATTGTAGCACATGAAAAGTATTAATTTTAGGTTTTTCCCTATCAATAATTATAGAATTCACCAGTTAGTTCTCATTTTCCCATATTACTTTTGTTACAAACCAAAAGAAATACGCCATGAAAAAGATTCTATTTATCCTATTTACAGTTCAGTCTGTTTTAGCTCCCCATATAACGAAGAGCTATAGTGTTAATTCTATCGAGGATAGTTACGAATATTCGATAGTCAATCAAGAAAAGAAAACAGTCAAAAAAGACATTTTAGGCAATACGATTATTGAAGATGATAATGGTAATAAGATTACGATTAAAAAAGATATTCTGGGAAATATTATTATTGAAGGTAATAATGGTGATAAGATTACAATCAAAAAAGACATTTTAGGAAATATTACTATTGAAAACAATAATGGTAATAAGAAAACTATTAAAGAAGATATTTTAGGGAATACGATTATTGAGGACAATAATGGCAATAGGAAGACTGTCAAAAAAGATATCTTTGGCAATACTATTATTGAAGACAATAAAGGGCACAAGCAGATTATCAAAAAGGATATATTTGGAAATTCCACTATCGAAGACTATTAGGTAGACATTCTTTTCCATCTTGTTTTCTTCCCTTTCGGAAAAAAGTATCCATGAACCCTAATTGTTCATGGATACCATTCCGTTCGCGTGGCTGAATATTCCTTTATCAATCAGCAATTGTATAGTCTGTTCCGTTACCATATCTAAATTGGTTCCTTTC